CCTCCTCTTATTAGAGGGGCGCGACTTTGTGTGGCGAACAAGGAAAAAGACATACCCTCCCCCGGAATGTATAAATCGGCGAAGGGACTGATCACTGGGTGCATGACTATCGTCCAAAATAGATTTGATATATGTAAGACTTATGTACAACACGGGAGAGTACTAACAAAATGAACACTGCTATATTTCGCGCTATATTTCTTGCAAAGGTCGTACACGCTATCAAGAACAACCTGATCCCAAATGCTAACAAGAGGTTTCGAAAGTATGTGAAGAGTGAGAAGACACAGGACCAACCCATCAATGCCTGCTTTGAGTCCCTCGTACATGAGGCCGCTGTATCTGTCCTGCGCCAGATGGAGATTGAGTGCTGGACTGCGATCACAGAGCATCGATCAGATACACATTTGGAAACAGACAGCTTCATCCTACAGCTTGATGCTAAGGGGTGCCTCGTAGATGACAATGACTTTGAGGAGTACAAGCCCAAAAGTAAAAATGCAATGGATGTTAATGGACTAAAGATCCACCTTGGAATTGCTCAGCATACTAGAACATTCACAGAGATCCTCAATAATACCCGCACTAAGCTTGAGCCTCTGCCAACTCCAGTTTCAGGAAAGCAGCTTCGCGAGATTGATGGTAAGCCAGTGTATACATTGGTTTCGTTCTTGAAGTGGGGATACACAGAGCCACGTGGCTACTTTGTAGATTCAGTTGGGATTGCCGAGTTCCCACATGAGAATGATGTGTACGCAGTTGCGGGAAAGCAGAAGGGCAGAGAGCTCAGATTCATCATTACGAACCCTGCACTTTACTTGATACACTCGTTCGCTTCCGGATCAGCTCCCCAAACTCAGGATTCAACTCCATCAGACAACACCGAACACCAAGCTGCTGAGCTGCCAAGCCCGTAGTACCTGATCCTGCGAAAGGATCCAACACCAGCCCTCCAGGTGGACATGCAACCTGAATAATTCGCTTTGGAAGTTCCAGAGGGAACATCGCAAAGTGATCAATACCTTTTTCATGTGTCAGTGGGATCGACCACAAGTCCTCAGGGGTCTTTCCCTTGGGATTGTTCTGAACGGACTGCAGAACATAGTGCTCCTCCAACATCTCAGAGTCATATCGATCGTCTAGTTCAAGAATCCCCTTGAGCCTGCGGTAGTCCTCCACATTTGGCAAGGAACGACCATGATCAACCCGAAGCCAGTGTCCTGCCTTTGACTTGTAGCCATAGGTTTCATCCAACTTCTTTGCAGAAGTCTTCTTCGCCTTTGCGCGTTCCTTGAGGTATCCGTGCACCTCCAAGTTCTTCTCCTCAGTCATGTCATGTTTTCTCATACGGGAATACACGACATCGGCCTGCTGTCTGGCACCCGGACTTGCACCCTTATTGACGCCAGCATCCTTGAACTTTCCCTTTGAAACCTTGTTGGTGTTGAACTCTGCAATACGATCAACCCAGTTAGGATAGTCATCCAAACTCAGAGTACGCGGAAATGGGATCTTAGACTCGGTTGTAGGTGTTTCGCGCAGAACATCCAAGTTGCAGTGATACGGGTAGTTGTAATACTTTCCAGAATCCTTGGTGAAGAAGTAGACTGGCTCCCACGTTGCACAGAACCTGTCCTTCACAGATGAAGGCATGTGATTCGGCTTGTACCATACGATCTTATTACGAAGTACCCAACCATTGCTCAACATCGCAATCGTCAACCTCTCCGGTATCATAAGAAGTCCCTTGTTCTCATATTTGTCACCAATGTTCAAGAACAAACTACCTGTGTCCTTGAGGACGCGCTTACATGCGTTTGCCCAGATCACCATTGCAGTAACATAGTCCTCAACCGTAGTCTCGCGTCCAATCTGACCTTCTGCTTCGTAATCACGTTGTTGGAAATAGGGAGGAGAAGTGACGATCACATCAACTGTCTTCTCATCCATCTTATTCATAAGGGTAACGCAGTCTCCAATTTGGATGTCCATTGAATTGATTGTAGTCCTGAGTATTTTATATTCATTTTGTGCGCGCAATCATATTATAAAACGGATTTCATGGTGATAATAAATAGGTCATTAGTTTATAATGTCTTTCCTTTCGATCACACTCGAAGAGCTTCCTACTAAGATGATTCCATTTGAACTTGTGCGCAAGGCATTTGATAGTTGTGTCCCCTATGACTGTCCATCCCGAAGTCGATTCTGGACATGCTTCCCGAATAGGGCATGGGGTCCAGTTTATACAGATGATGTCCCAATGGAACAGGTTGCAAAGATCCTATGCAACTGTCTTCCAAGTTCGGCAGATATCGGGCGATTTGCCCTGTTCTTTGCTGGCGAACGAATCGCTTCACATGAAGTACTCTTAGCCTATCTAACTCAAGCCTTCATCAAGGTGTAGGCCTTGTTGATACCCGTAACCTCTGCAGTCAGGTGGAACAGTGCACCGGCAAGGAACACCGTGACCCATTTTGAGAACCCAAGTTTTTCAGTTGCCCAAAACAACGGAAGCAAAAAGAGACCAACTAAGATAGCCTCAAGGAACACGTTCATTTGTTATTCAAAATGGATTTGATTCTGTCAAACTAGTAGATACCAGCCGGGCAAAATGATGACTACTCTGAACAACGCAATTGACTACGCACTTGAGATGACGAAGTACAACCTGCAGGGAAGCGCCTACAAGATTGAGCTTGAGGATGCGTGGCATGTGTACTTCAGTACACCGACCGAAGACGAAGAGGGGCGACCTATGACACCACCGGCATCTGAGATGCAGATCATGGATGTTGAAATCCTCTTCAGGGATGGAGGGTTGGTGGCTTCGGTTCTCAAGCGAGAGAACATGAAGGACCGCGAGGTAAAGGCACTGATGGACTATCTGCTAGAGACGATTGATATTCCTGATTTGGAAGACTAAATCTTCTCAACCTTCACCGGCACAACCTTAACTAACTCGGTTGGCTTATAAACAATTTCACATCCATGAACCTCCGTTGTCCTGCATGAAGAACAAAACACTTTTTCACTTGAGCATCTGCACTTGAAGTCAAGGTGGGTCTTCTTCTTACAGTGAGCACAACGGGGCATGATGACGTGATACTTGGTAATAAAATCACATCTGTTTTTAATGAAGAGGATCACATACTTGGTGGTCGTGGATCCCGATGTACAGTTCCCTCTCGCAGACTTTAGGCGTGATGTTGCGATTTGCCTTGCGGATCCCAATGGTTGGGAATCCAAAGGATATCGGTTTGTAGAAGTGAATACTAACCCGCATGTTTTGATTCACTTGTCATCATTGAAAGGATTGAAACAAGCAGGGTGCGACCACACTCTGTCGTGTGCAGAGTTGGGTGGTCATGAGATGCATATCAACGAACATAGGTGGAGACATGGAACTAAACGATCCGGACAGGATCTGGATGGCTACCGGCAGTATGTTATCTCACACGAAATGGGACATATCCTTGGTCGAGACCACGTAAAATGCCCTGGGAAGGGTCAACCGGCGCCGATAATGTTGCAACAGACCTTAGGACTTCGCGGGTGCCTTCCGAATACAAACGTGTAGTGGGTGCTTCCTTCCGGAAGTAGGTTTTCGGATTTGAAAGAACCCACAAGACAACTACGATCACAAAAAGAATAACTGCCACTTTCAGCATTGACACTCTTACTTATAAAAATGGACAGCATTGTAACCGCCGTGATTGAGAAGTTCAAGAAGCGGTCGGAGTTTGGAAAGGCAAAGTATGGAACGGACCTTGATCGTAAGGACCTTTCCATTCTTGAGTGGATTGTTCATGCTCAAGAAGAGCACATGGATGCTATTTTGTATTTGGAGAAGCTGAAGTCCGAACTAAAGGACCTCAAGATTGTTCTGGATCATGCTTTACCTTCAACTTAGTTGGTGGGTAGGAAGCGACTTTAGTTGCTGTATGCAAGACCGCCCATACCGGACATCACACGGAAGATGTTGTAGTTCACGGCATACATACGGAAGTTGAACGGACGGCTCTTGGTCGGGTAGGTGCCTGTCTTGAAGCTGTCAAACACGAGGGTAGTCGTGTCAATGCGTGAGAAGTTACAGGTTCCAGACGGCTGGTGCTCCTCAGGCTGGAGTGCGAAGGAATACACGTTGATCGGGTTAGCAACCTGGTAGGTCGTCGTGGTAGAACCAGTAGAAGTGATCGCCTCAAGATCAGCAACTCCATTATTACCCGTACCAGTCGGATTTGCTGCAGTGTAAGTGAGAGGGACAGCCGATGTAAATGAAGCAGTTGTGATCGTTCCGGTAGTTGCAGTTGAGACTGTAACGGCTGTGATAACAATACCGGCTGCGCCGGTGCCAGTCAGAAGCATACCAGGCACAATAGGTCCACCTGCAGTCAATGTATAGGTGTGTGAAGTGGCAGCTGCGGCGTTGAGTGTAAACGCAACCACACCTGCATTAGGAGTTCCAGTCACAGTGACTGCGTTGGCCAGCTGGCGAGTCGGCCAGAAGGCACCGCCCGAGTGGTGCTGGTAGGGCTGAACCTTCCAGAAGTAGTCGCCATATCGCTCGTCGAAGCGATCCTGTCCGTTGATCTGTAGGCGGCAGCGGTTCACGATGTCATCGTAGACGAACGGCTGTGTGTATCCCGCAGTGATTGTCGCAGCAGATCCGCAATCCGTCTTCTGCGCATCCTGGAAGACCCACACCAGCTCCTTGACCGGGTGGTTCAAGGTCAGGTCAATGCGGGCGGAGGCCGTTGTCAGCGTCTGCTGGAGACCATACTGGAGCTGGTCAATCAGGTACTCGTGGGACTGCTGGGCAAACCGGCGACGCTCATCCACATCCAGGTAGATGTAGTCGATGTAGAGCGCCATGTCCTTGAGCTGGGGAAGGGCCGCCGCAGCCGCCGACACAGATGCATACGAACCCCTGCTCACCAGGTCAGTCGAAGCAGCCAACGTGATGTTCATGCGCACCTCGTGATACTGGAGGGCAATCAAGGGAAGAGCTAGACCAGGATTCCTGCAGAACCAGAACTGCAGAGGGATATAGAGAACACCCGGGCGACCTCCGCACGATGTTAGAGTGGTCGATGTGCCTCCAAGTGTGCCTCCCACCATCGCATCAAGCTTGCAAGAGTTGTCATACGACGAGGTCAGATTCTCCCACAGGTAGAGCCACTCTCCATAGTGGGTGTCGATGATCTGTCCGCCGATCTCTACTTCAAGCTTCTTGAGAAGCGCATACCCCAGGCGACGCTGGGCATCGCCAGTCCAGAGAACGTCAGTGGTAAGTCCACCGGTGGCTGCAGTTGTGTCCGGAAGCGTCACCTCCAGGTACGTCTTGTACATCAAGTCGGCGTTGCGGTTGATCACGGCAACGACACGCTGTCCATACTGGGGCGAGCCAGTAAAATTCACGCGAAATGCCTCCATGGCAAAGTTCGTATGACGCTTGTAGAGCACCTTCCAGAAGGTGATGTGGGGATTTCCCGTGATGTACGCATCCTGAGCACCATAAGCGACAAGTTGAAGAAGACCTCCACCCATTTATGTTTATTCCTTGCGAGGATATATTCTTCTGCGTTTGACACAATGAGGCGAGGAGGTGCATTCCTTGCGCAGGGTGCCGATACGTGTGTCTACAAGCCCTTTGTCAAATGTTTGCCAGGCACCATGACACCCGGGGTGCCACCTGAAGGCGACTACGTGTCCCGAGTGACAAATAAGGTTACAGATGATGGAGAAGAGACAGTGAACCAACAAGAAGTAAAAGAGGCAATTGATCGGATTCAGAAAAAGTATCCAGATAAAGAGATAAAAAAATATTTTAACGTAGCAGTTGCGACATGCACACCTATATTCAGCGAATCGGACATTCTTAGTATCCCGCGATTTTCAGGCGATGTGCCTCGGAGTTGCAATGCAACTGATAACGAGATCTCTACTCCAGGAACAAAATCTGACAAGGTTAACTTTATTACACCGGTCCAGGACGAGGACATATCTCGGAATAAACATCCGATTCCAGAAACACGCGCTGAGCTCCAAAAGCTGTTTCACGCGGTTGCATACCTCAACAATGAAAACGTGATTCACACAGACGCTCACTTTGGAAACATTGCATGGATGGGCGATCATATCGTTATGCACGATTGGGGGCGTGCTGCGATTGGTATCAAGGGGTTCAAGGACTTTATTGAGCGATGGGAGCTCCGCAGTGCGGCGATCCGGAGGCGTAGATCCGAGAGATATCCACAATTCAAGGGACCGTGTGATATTATGGAAACGTGTCCAATCAGTCTAAAAGACGACTCGACAAGCCATCGGTTCATGAAGTTCTACGACGTAGCATCATTGGCTGCAGGGGCAGACAATGCCAAACTTCTGCTACCCGCCGCGCGGGCGGCGTTTGGAAAGGAGATGGAGGCACTGTGGAAGGACAGTGCTGTTCCAACCAACCAAATGATGCTTAGGATCCACGAGTCAATTGATCGCATGTTTGCATATGTGCCTCCTGTAGATCCATCAGCCCCTCCTGCAGTTGCCCCCCTCCGCCCTGTCGTATCTCCGCCAATTCCCGTCTCCGAAATATCTGCAGATTCTGATGCAGCGCATTGGGAAGACTGGATCGGATCCAACAAATACAAACGAGTAAGCTTAGGACTTCGCGATAAACCTAATGAAACTAAGATCGTTGCTCGAGTCCTGACAACTACAGGAGGTATATGGGCGATCTTTGAAATTGATATGCCAGTTCGAGCGACACTTCTTGCAGCCGGTTATCCGTTGCGAGCCGCATTTATGGATATGAATCCTCCTGGAATCATGATGCTTAAGCCCGCACCAAATGCGCCTGGCGGAAGGATGCCTACACTTTTTATTCCAATCACTTTTCTTACATATGACAAGGTTGTTGTGCAAGATGCTCCATATTCAGACATTCTTTCCCTGTCTTCGAATTCTGTTCCTCCTCCACCAGCTATTCAACGTGCTGGTGCTCGCAAACTGAATCAGACTCAGCGCTTCTGCAAGTGCATCAAGAAGGTTCGCAAGACGATCAAGAATGAAAAAGGTCCAATTGCGATTTGTGTTAGTTCTGTTTTGCAGAAGAAGGGGCGAACCCTCAAGCGGTTCACATGTGGACGGAAGGGACGTGTGATTACGCAGAAGGCAAAGCATTGAACTTCTCCAGTGCCTTCTTAGCGGCTAACTGTTCAGCCTTCTTCCGGGTACTTCCTTCACCAAACTCTATGTTGTTGCCCTTGAGGACAATACACACTCGAATCCGGCCATCATCGTAAGGGTCTAGCATTGTATAGGTCGGAGTGCACCCGTACTCACGCTGACAATACTTTTGGTAGATGTCCTTGTAATTTGTAATCGTAGTCACAACATCCTGAATGTCTAGATAGGCTTCCAGGACGGTCGTGACAAATGGATAGACAATGTTGAATCGATTTCCGCAATCGGTCCATAATGCACCAATGAATGCCTCAAAGATATCACCCAGCTTCTGAATGTTACGACGTCCATTGATTGCAACGGACTCTTCGTTATGACGAGAGATCACATAGTAGGTATCCAATCCAACCTTTTGACACAGAGCTCCAATCCGTTCGTTATTCACTAGCTCCTTACGAGCATCAGTAAGGAACCCTTGCTTCTTCTCTGGATACTTACGACGCAGATACGTGGCTACGCAGACACCCAACACAGAATCACCCTCAAACTCCAGACATTCATACGACTCATCTTGTAAGGGCATTACGCCAGATGGACACGGAGCAAGAGACGCCGGTCGTCCATCAGGAGTGGTATACTCGGACCGCTTGACGTAGGTTGTATGAACCATTGCAGTCTGGAAGATCTTTTGATTTGAAATACGGTAATGGGGCAATCCATGGCGGTGGAGGATACGATGAATATCCTTCTCAGTAAAGAACCGATTTCGTGGATTGTAAGGTGAGTAGACGTCGCTCATTTTGATTTGAGTGTTCTTTCCAATCTTTTATCCGTTTTCTTACACAATGGGAACGGCTCAGTCGATGATGTACACGGCTCTGCCGGACGCACCACCTAAAGTTCACCCAGGTGGGTTCATTGATGTATCCACTGTGCGATATCGCGGTCCTTGGAAGCGAGATATGGCAATTGGATTTGTCTTCTTCAATCCTGCAAGGTCGAAGCGTATGTTGATGAACTACTTCTACACCATCGAAAAATTGAAGCTTGCAAAAATCCCCTACTATACTCTTGAGTTGGTGTTCCATAAGAGCGAACCGGAGATCAAAGATGCATTTCACGTATGGGGAAAGTCCCACATGTTCCACAAAGAACGGCTCTGTACTCTTCTTGAAGCCATGATTCCGTGGTATTACTCCAAGGTCATGTTTATGGATGCAGACATCATCTTTGGTAATCCCGACTGGTATACTGAAGTGTCAGATGCATTGTATGACCATGATGTTGTTCAGCCCTTCACTACTGCAGTGTGGATGGATCTCACCTACACTAAGGTCACTCAGATTCGTGAATCTGTCATCTATATGGACAAGAAAAAGACGTTTGATCACAAGCTTCATCCGGGATTTGCATGGGCATTCACTCGCAAGTGGTTTCGGAAGGTTGGGTTCTTTGAATATGGAATTACAGGGAGTGGAGATACACTGTCGGCGGCCGCATGGTTATCTATCAAGTTTCCAACTACATACCTCAAGCCGGCTTTGATCCCCGCATACGAAGAGTTTGACAGACAGCCCAAGCCAAAGATTACATGTACATCGGGTGCTGTCTACCATTTATATCACGGAACTCACGTGAATCGCAAGTATGTCGACCGCCACGCCATCCTCGATGGCATCAAGGATGTTCGCAAGATTATTCGTCCGAACTGGAGTGGCGTCTGGGACTTCAGTGTTCGCGATATGTCCGACAAGCTCCTAAACTACTTCGTCGAGCGGGTGGATGATAGCACTTAAGTTTTCTTAAATGCAAATCCGGCAAGGCGATCACGTATAGGATTCTCAGAGACAATCTCCGCCTCAAAGGGTACTTCGGGTCCCTCAACCCACATTTCACCATCAATCATATCAAACAAAACACGGATATTCTTTAGAGGAACAACAAAGAACTCGCGTTTAGGATGGATTCTCTTACCAAATGACGCCAAAGCTCTATGTAACTTTTGCTCCTTATCTCTGGCATCAATTACCTTCTTTGCGAATTCAAGTTTGAAGTGTGGAAGCGACCAAGTATCGCTATTTGCTTGTCTTAATCTTTCAGGTGGCGTCTTATCGGTAAAACCGACCTTATATGTATCTGGAGCCATTGTTGAATTTGATATAACATAAATGTAACCTTCTGTCATTATTAATTCTACCGCACCGTATCTAGTAAATACATTATAGGCTAATCACTTAAAAATAATGTGTTAGTGATAGTCATATCACGTTGATGGTGAAGCCTTTTTTCACTCTGGCTGCACGTCTGTTGAGCACAAATGGTTCGCTCGTGTGTAATCTTACGCGTATCCAGAGTGGGTTTCTCCCACGTGAAAACCTGGACCAAGCAAAACGTCATCTAGCAGATATTCAGCGAACACTTCAGGAGATTGAGGTCAGCCTCAGTCCTTCCTCACAACTTTCAGCTCAAATCCGTAATCCGTCTCCACCATCTTCGCCTCTTGGCGCTTAACAATCTCATTCATAACCTCCTCAGCTCGCTGAGGCATCAACTCATCCAAATACATCTTCAATTCTTTCTTGGAGAGCGTCCAACCCTTCTTCCATTGGTTTGGACGTTTGACCGCAAAGACCATTCCGGAGCTTGATAGATTAATCTTATCGGGGAGTGCTTCACGGGATGTTGCATAGAGGGCTGCAAGATCCAGTTCGATTGTACGACGCTGATCGCGAAGCTCGGAAGCATTCGCATTAACATCATTGAGTCGGCGAGTAACATCTGCATAGGCTGAGAGAACAGGTTTAAGGGCATCCATTGTGATTTGCTCTTTCCTGGTTTAAAAGTATCCGTTTTATACCAAGGAATGTCCTGGCTTGACACAGAGGAGATTGAGCGTCTCCGCACAGTCTATAACAAGGAGCACCCAAAGGAAGATCCCGTTGAAAAGGGGACACCGGAAGAAATGTGGACAAATCTTCAACATCGTCTTCATGACAAGTGCACAACCGGATCTGCAGAATGCATTGTGACCTCTCTGATGCAACGTCCTCGTGCTCCGAAACAATGGGCAATCAATCGGTATGAATGGTTGTCATCAGATGATATTGATCACGTGGAAAAGAACTATATGGAGCTTTTTCCAAAGTATTTCTTCGTTGGTTGTATTCCGATTGACTTTGATTTGAAGTCCGAAACCCAAGAGTGTATTGTGAGTGCACTTTGCAGCATGAAGCTTCCAGAGCTTGCAAAGAAGGGCAATGACCAAATTGGAATTGTATTTAATACAGATCCACATGACGGTCCCGGCTCACATTGGATTGCTCTATTTTGTGATATCCGCGAGGAGCTTGAATATCCTCGAATCACCTACTTTGACTCCTATGCACACCAGCCCGAACCTGAGATCAAAGTTCTTATGCGCCGGTGGAAGGAACAATGGGACGCTACTGGCAAGCACAGTCAAGGTATGAAGATGACATTTAATGCCACTCGTCATCAGTTCAAGGATTCAGAGTGCGGAATGTATTGCTTGTATTTTCACCATTGCTGTCTTATGGAAATCCCTATGGAAGAGCGGATCCCCGATGAGGTTGTGAATGCCTTTCGTGGGCTTTTGTTCAAGATGCCAAAAATACCTTCCGAGAAGAAGTAATGGAGACAGTTCTTGCAGCAGCCCTTGTAGGCGTTCTCGGATATACAGTCTGGCGGGAGACAAAGGCTGAGCAGGAAGAAACAGCCCCGCCCCCCGAACCCAAGCGCCTCTGTGATTACGTCATTCACGGAGGAACCTATGAGGATGCATCAGTAGTCGTAGCATCAGGTCGTAGGCTCCTAGAAGTCCATCTCTATGCAGATGAGAATGGGAATCCAATCGTGTCTAAGGTTCCACTAAACGGGGGTTACGATTATGCATACGATAACTGGACGTTTGATTCAGTCTGTGTAGCGTTGATTCAGGCATTTCCTAGTAAGGATCCATTTGTTCTCTCAATCGTTCCTCACACCTCGAACATGGTCACATTGAACAAGGCAGCCGAGTGTCTCCATCAAACTGTTCATCGCAACCTTCTTCCGCAAGAGTATAGTGATCCGCAGAGTATTCAAGTGGAAGCACTTGCAAATAAGCTAATCATCGTTTCGGGTGGTGTGCAAGGATCAGAGCTTTCTGAAATGGTGAATATGTCGTGGACAGATTCTCACCTTCGTCGCCTCACCTTTGGACAGGCTGTGCATCCTCGCGACTACTCTGAACTTGTAGCGTTCAATCGTAATTCAATCACGTTAGTGGCACCCGATCCAGTATTTGGAAAGGAGGGTATTAATCCGCAAGTTGCTACCGCGTATGGATGCCAGTGGATTTTATTTGGATCCACGCCGGGTCTTGTTGAAAAGCCGGCGGGTCTCCAATAACTTCTTGAGCATTAAACAAAATGGCAAATAAGTGGCTCGCTCATGTTAAGAAGACGATGAAGTCTCACAAGGGGAAGAAGTTCGGTGACATCCTCAAGATGGCGAAGAAGACCTACAAGAAGGGCGGTAACTACTACGGTGGCGGTGAGGGTGGCGTTGAGCCGCAGGCCGACCTCCCTTCGCCCACTCACGATGCAGCCCCGGTCGGTGGACGTCGTCGCCGTTCCCGCAAGACTCGCCGCGGTGGCTTGATGCACGGCATGGGCATGATGGGATACTAAAAATGGAAATCTCTGAGTGAAAGCAAACCACTCTAGGATGGATCCACCCAAGACACGTCGCGAAACGAAGAAGACTGCTAAGGAGAAGAAGGCAGATGTGTACTCTGCAAAACACGCACGGTTGCAGGAACAGGCTCTAGCAAACTCCAAGAATAAACCCAAATCAAACAAGTAACCTAGAATGAGAAACCCGGAAGGTCTTTCGGTGGTCGCGGTCCTTTGTGCGACCACCCGCTGTCTTCCTACAGGTTTTTCCATGGTACGTCTTTTTGGAGCAACCGCTCCTGAAATACGCAAGATGGTGAGCAAATCCCTTGAAGGATGGCATAGGGGATCCTACCTTTTTTGATAAGACACTCAACAGCCCATGCATCCACTTCATATATGCCCTGCGAGATGCCAACTCGGGTTCATGAGCTGTGATATAGTCTGCATAGACCTTTCGGAGTTCGGGATACGGATATGCATGGTGCAGTGCGTGCAAAAAGGTCCTCTGTGTAGCCATCTGTTCGGGCTCGGGTGACTC